AGAGTTCGATATTCAGCTCATTCACTTTGTAGTAGACCTGATCATCAGCGAACATATTGTCAGTGCCTGGAAAGAGAAAAACTAAAAAAGGCGGGTCCACAGACTCACCTTCGGCAAAATGATCATATGCAAATGGAAGATTGCATTCCGTCAGCATTGCCATAACATCCTCATATGTCATTTCAGCTTCTCCTCGATTACTTTGATGAGCTTCTGCCTGCCTTTTTCTTCTGCCGGTGCAATGTGTGGCTTTCCTGCCACTCTGCCGCCGCCACGTTTTGCATGACCATGTTCCAACAGATGAGTGAGCTGATACCTGTTACGCGAATGAACTACGACATCGATGCTGTTCGCATTCTCATTCACATTTTTTACAGACCAGCTCTTTTTGTATTTGCCAGTACGGACTGGTGCAGAACTCTCAATATCTTTTTTCACTGACTTCGCAGTATCCTTGACAGCATCTTTCATGTCAGCAGCAGCTAGATCAGCATATTCTTTCAGTTCATTCATGATGGCATCAGACATATCATCGATTGATACATTTTTACCGCTCATGATCAGGCTGCCTCCGACAATTGAATTTGATAGCACGCTTCTTATAGTTCAGATGATCAATGCTCTCAATGTTATAGATAATGCCATCCATGACAATTCGATACCCATCAGTCTTTACAGATGATGTACCCTTGCACCAACGGGTCGTGATGCTACAGGTGTCCTTTGAAAAGACAATGCCGGCATCGGACTCTTCCGTGCCAGATTCACCGCCGACTGTCACATGATGGGTAAATGAATCTACCCAGCCATTGGTGTGATTGCCATAGGCATCAACAATGACCGTAAGTTTCTGGAACGTGACCTTCTTGTTCAATGCTGCAATATCCATCAGAATCCGACCTCCCGGCTGCCAAACAGCAAGTAACGCAGAGTAAGTGTGAGCTCATGGAAATCTGCTTCTTCACGATGCTCGTATTGATAGGAGACTGCATAGAGCACTGCGATTTTCCCATTGGCACAGCTTTCCAGTGTGTCCTTTGAGTCGGTTCGCAGCACATCCATGCATAATTTCTCCGAGTTGGTGATCAAAGTGGCGATGAGAGAATCATCATCACTGAAGTCGACTCGGAGATAGTTCTTCATTTCTTCCAATGTGACAATCACTCTCATCCCCTCCTTCATTCATCAGGCCGTCTTTACGTTCAAGATCTGTACTGCTTCCGGCAGGATCAACTTGCCATCGACACGTTCTTTCGCAACATAGCCGATCATGCCATTGCCAGCAAAGAGCTCTCTGAGTTCCTGGAAGGAACGTGTGCCACGGTCCCCGATGTTGTAATAGCTGAAGTCACCAAATGCGATGCCCGGCTTGCCGACTTCCAGTACTGGTGCATAAGCAGAAGTATGGATAGAATAGCCTAGCAGCTTATCCGGTTCACCAGCCTGATAAGATGGCTGCCACAGATAAGCACCGTTGTTGTCCTTCAGTTTACGGACAGTAGCAAGGGTATGATCATTCAAAATAAAAGACGCGTTCTTTCTATAAGCGCGTCCTAATGCATAGATCAGATCCAGAATGTTATCGCCCGTGATCTTGACGGAATCAGCAGTAACAGCTACCTTGCCTCCGTTTGTTGCGTTGAAGATTCCAGTTGGCTTTCCAGTACCATCGCCATTCAGGAATGCATCTTCTTCTGCATTTCCCAGAGCCTTGCCGAACTGTGTAGTCAGGTAGCCTTCAAGGTTGAATGCATTATCGTAGAGCAGTTCCTCTGTGATTTTGACTGCAACGTGGAGCTTGTGTGCGTCCAAGATCTTCTGGTCAAATTTTGCATCGCCGAAGGTTAATTCCTGACCTTCTTCAATCCAAGCTGCCGCTGGCTTCGTGCCGGCAATGTTGATCTTGTGATCACCAGAAGTCGTGATAGTTGTAGCCAGTGTGCGGAAGATGTTCTCATCCTCCAGTGCCTGGATCAGACGAGAGTCCCATTCCTCCGGGACCAGGAAGCCGCCGTCTGCATCTACCTGTTCCTGTAATACGTTCGTTACGACCTTGCACTTGGAACGGATATAATTCATCACATCCTTGTGGTACTGTGCAGATGCACGGCCAGTCTTTTCTTCCGGCACGTCACTGATCACTCTTGGATTTGTCATCAGCGGGGAGTTGACCGGCTTGGATAACTCCTTATCCAGTTCCTCCATCTTCTGCATGCGATTGATCTCCTTGGTAAGGTCTGTGATGTCCTTCTCCATCTGATCATATGTCGCATCATCTGCAGGTTCGAGCGTACCCTTCTCGGTACGATGTGCATCGAGAAATTCCTTTGCAGAATTCCATACCTTTGCACGCTTATCAATTAAATCCTGAATCGTCATTTTTGTAGACATGTTTTTTTCCTCCTCACATTGTCTGCTTGAGCAGATCGAGCCTGCTCATCAAGTCCGAAACTTTCCGCTCCGGACGTTTTGCATGGATCTTGTTCATCAGAACATTTGTTGCCTGTTTCTCACTGTAGAGATTTGCCGGAGCTGTCAGCAGTGGATCACTGTCCATTGACCGCTCCAATACGGCATCGGCAAAACCAAGCTCAATTGCCTTGTTGGCATTCATCCATGTCTCTTCATCCATCAGACGTGAGATCTTATTGCGGGACATTCCCGTCTTGATCTCATAGGCATTGATGATCGACTCCTTCACTTCATCGAGAAGTGAGATTGCCTTCTCCATATCGCTGTGGTCGCCCATGGCAATCGTTGCCGGATTATGGATCATCAGCATTGCAACAGGTGAGATCAGAACCTTTGTGCCGGCCATAGCAATCACTGAAGCAGCCGAAGCTGCAATGCCATCGATCTTTACTGTTACATTGCCCTTGTAATCCATCAGCATGTTGTAGATCTGCGCTGCCGCTACACAGTCACCGCCCGGACTGTTGATCCATACGGTAATGTCACCTGTTCCGGAATTTAGCTCTTCACGAAAAAGAGCTGGCGTGATGTCATCATCGAACCAGCTCTCTTCCGCAATCGTTCCTTCCAAGAACAACGTGCGTTCTACTTTTTCATTTTCATCGGCTTCATTCTTTACGTGGATATCTTTCCACGCCCAGAAGCGATTCGGCATTCTGTTCATTTCCATTTGATTTCTCCTCAGGCTCTGCCTGTCCTGGATCCGGCTGGCCCGTTCCAGTATTCCCAGATGAGGCAAAGATGCCTGCATCCTTCAATTTGGTCATATTTCCGTTGATAAGATAAAGGTCACCGCCTTCTTCCGCAGGGATCTTGTCCATATTCTCCAATTCACGGATATCATTTGCACTCATCCACCCATTCTGTCTGCCAATAGAGTATCCATTCATACGTGACTGATAATCGCCTCTCAGCAATCCGTCTACATTGAACTTGAAGAACATTTCGCTCTTCTGATCTCCTGTCAGCAGCCTGCGGTTCATCGACTGCTCCCATCGTGCAACCCACGGATCAAGCGTGTACTTCACGAATTCCAAGGACTGCTGCTCAATGTTTGAGAAGGATGACTTCTCAAGATCTGCAAGCATGTGCGGTGGGATGCGAAAGATACGTGCGATCTCATCGATCTGGAACTTCCTTGTCTCTAGGAACTGTGCTTCATTTGGTGATATCGATATCGGAGTGAACTTCATCCCCTCTTCTAGGACCGCTATCTTATTTGAATTGCCAGACCCTCCAAAGGTCGACTGCCAGGACTCACGGATACGTTCTGGGTCTTTGACGACACCAGGATGCTCAAGGACACCGCCAGGTGCTGCACCATTTGAGAAGAACTTGGCTCCATATTCCTCTGCAGCTATCGACATGCCTATTGCATTCCTTGCCATTGCAATCGGTGAATATCCGACAAGCCCATCAAATCCCAGTCCGGGAATATGCAGAACTTGAGACGGTGGAAGGATCACTGTCGTCTCCTTCAATGTCGGTGCATCTGAATCACGTACCAAATATGAATAGTAGAGCTGTCCATGTTCGTCACGGTCAACAGTCATGCGGTCAGGCATCAAAGGATATAAGGCAACAATGTCACCTTTCCCATTTCGGATGATCTGTGCATATGCATTGCCCCATAACAGCAGATGGGTCATCAGTGTTTCTCTGAAGATGAACGATGTCATCTCCGGATTCGGCTCATCATGCAGAAGGAAATACATTGGATTGTCGATTGCCTTCTT